TTAGAGCAAAAAAGTGAATTTGTAGAAATACATATTCACTTTTTTATGTCAAGAATTATTTTTGCCGAAACTCAAAGCTATTTATCAATAAATTAATTCAATAAAGTACATTAAAAATCAAACTAAATCATAATTTTAGTATGTAAATAAGATGTAGAATTTAACTTGCCAATAATGAAAAAAGTATGTCCTGATAAACTATTAAAAGGTCTAAAATGATTAAAAAAAATTATACTTGAAGTTAAAAAGGTAAGGCAAAAAAACATTAAATTAACAAAAAAGAAAAGTACCCAACAACTATATCGGTAACCTTCTTTTTCCAGTCAAAGAACCGAATTTTGTATTTTCAGACTATAAAAATATTGAATTTTGAATTTTGCCATTAATAGGTGCCCTGAATTTAACAAATTCAGTATAAGTTTAGAGTGAATTTTAAAAATTCAATTTCTTTTCACAAATTTTAGAAAAAATAAAAAAGAACTCAAGCTACTAATATGCTAGTAACCTGAGTTCTCTTAATTATTACTTACTTCATATAGATTTTTACTAAATATCCATACATTTCTACCATCTATGTTTATTTTAGCAGAATTAGATTTAGTATCTATATCTAATACTGTATATATTTCATCATTTTTTACCAAACTTCCTATACCTAATAATTGGTCATTTGTTTGATTTTCATTCTTATCAACCTCTACAAAAGGTCTACTAGGCAACCAATGGTAGTTTGCTATTATTCTACCTGTCAACTGATTGCTACCAAACAAATTATGTGGAATATCTAAACAATTTACTGTGAATATTCCATTAAACTTTACTTTAGAGCCAACAGTTAGTATTTGATCTACTTCTTTTTTAGGTTCTTGTTGCTTTATTAGTTGCTTAGGAATAAAAGCTCCTATAATGCCATCATAGGTCATATTACTGATTGTAACATACGGTTTTGGTGCATTCTGTTGTAAGCATTTGAAGGTTCCATTTCCGTTGTCCTCTAAAAAGAAACCAACATGTGAACTTGGAGCTACTTTACAATTGCCCCAAACGACAACAGTTCCAAAAATCATATTGTCAACAGTTGTTTCCACATAATAATCTAATATGCCATTGTTAACCTTATTCTGAGCTATGGAACGAGCATAACCACTAGGTTTGCAATTAATATATATACCATTATTGTATAATTTGTTAAAGTAGTTGAACAAGTCTACACATTGGCATCCGTATCTTCCATCAACATCTATTGCTTTTCCCAAAGTTCTATTAACAAAATCTTGAAAGTTCATATTTATGCCTCCTTAGCTTCTTTATCAAAATCTTTTTCTTCTATTTTTATATTTTTCCACTTTTTATAAGCATCTAAATATAATTCTTTCTTATCACCATTATAAGTACATTCAAAATACATTCCATCAAAATTAGTTGTACTTAAGAGTGCCTTGTTATTTTGTAAAGTTTTACACTGCCAGACAATATAAATGTCTTTTATAGTTAAATGAACATTATCAGTTATTTCACTATTTTCTTCATAATATTTTATAATTGCATTTTTGCATATCTTTTCAAAATCATAACTATTCATAACTAATCCTCCTTTTCATCTTCTATTTGTTTCATTATTGTAATTTCTGGCTCTTTATCAATTATAGCTTCTGTTGGTGTTACTATTTCTTTTTCCATTATTTTCCTCCTAAAAAATGCACAAAAAAGTCCGGTTTACTGTGAATTTCACTAATATAAACCGAACAATTTATATTTTATTGTGCATTATCATCATTATTTAATTTTTCTTTTATCTTCTCTGGCATTTCTACGCCAAGTTTTTTACAATTTTCAGCTATACTAACTAGCTCCATATATACAATATACAGACTAATAAACTGTCCAATAAACTTTATATTAAAGGCCAAGCCTATTACTATACCTACGACGATATAGATAATCTCAGCTAGTTTTTTGCCTATTCCATCTCTCATCTTAGTGGATTTAACCTGCTTATTCTTCCAAGCCTGATAGTAACCAGTTATTATATCAGCTACCATCAAAAACAATGGCAACACTATTTCCCAGTATTCATGTGAAAACTGTAAATTTGTAATTATTTCCATCTTATTTTTTCCTTTCTATTCATTGTAACCTAAAATTATAATAGGAATGCAAACCGTATCACCATCGGCACCAACGTTAGTAGCAATTTCAAGAGTTGTATCATTAATGTATGTAATGATTCGCTCTCTTACTCTAGCATCACCACTACCAACAGAATAAATCATAGAAATTCTTGTGCCATTTCCCTTCGGTATGCGTCCAGTTGATAGTCTTTCAAGACTACTACTACTTGTGCTGCCTCTATAGATAATCTCGTAATATTTATAGTTAGCATTGTTTAAATTAATTCTTGTAGCGGTTGATATAGGTTCTGACGGATTAGCGTTTTCCCATAATTTCTTTGTTTCAACACTGTTGATTCTTTGATTAATATTTTCTAATAGTTTTTCATTAATTTTCATATTTTATAGTCAATACTAGTCTTTATCTCTATTTCCATTTACCAATTGCAATATATTTAACAAATTCTCCTCCAAAGGCTTCAAAAGATTGACCTAGTCTTGCATACATGCAAGCTACCGATACCCCTGTTTTTTCTAAATTTTTTGATACTGCAACTTTTACAAAAGTATCATCACTAGTTACACATGTTAAAGTTAAACTAGGAATACTTATAAAAGCTTTTGGAAAAGTTAAACTTACATAGGAATTATTTTGTGTGGTAATTGATCCATAACAAATCATAGTTCCATCAAAAAATTTAATGTAACCATCTCCACTATCAATAATACCATCTATTTTTTTATTTAAGTTTTTCATTAATATAGAATTTATTTGCATTTTTCAAGGTAAATTTAGTATCTATTTATGCTTTATCCGTTATTTTTGTGTATTCCAAAACAATAATGGCATATTCTGGTGTAACTTGACCATTTAAAACAACCTGAGTTGCATTTGCCATACCGCTACTATCTGTTCCAGTGTTTATTCCTACATTATTACCGGACGAGTGATGGCGAAATGACTGACCTAAATTTATAAAAATTTCATCAACATTATTAATATTATGGTTAAATGTACTCCATTTAGAAATATAAAAGTTTTCCTATATAAAGTTTTACCATTATACCAAATGCCTATTATTTGTTCTTTTGTTGAATATGTGCTTAAGTTGTTAATTTTAAACTTATTTGAGTTAATGAGTTCTCTTAAATCTCTTGTTAAAATTTGATTAAGCATAAAGACCACCAGGTGATGATACTAAATAGTACCAGTCACCTCTTTTCTTAAAAAGAAAGAAGGCTCTAGTATTAAACTTGAACCTCCTTTCTTGCAAAGTAATCGTATGTATGTATGTATGTATGTATGTATGTATGTATGTATGTATGTATAAGCGTAAATATATTTTTTATTTTAGTCAACACTTTTATCATATTTTTCCTCCTATTCTTCATCATCATTAACAATTATCGGAACTATGGTCCACTTTGATGCATCCCAATCTCCAGTCACGTTGTCTTCGTTGCATTCATAAATTGTATGATTGTAAACAACTAAATCCCCCTTGGAATATGTAGTGGCTGAGTCATAAGTATCTGAATATATTCCTAATGCAGTTCTAATATTATTTAGTTCATTTTGCAAATGTCCTGCTTGATCTGAATTTAGTTCATCTTGCAATTCGTTAAACCAATCATTGAAATATTTAGTATATTGTGCAAAAATCTCCGATGTGTCTAATTCTAACACTGCCTGCGTGACATTACCACAATCAACCCCATATCTAGTATCAGTAATCATTTCGGTAGTAATTCTTGTAGCACCTGCTGGTACTGATATATTTGCTAGCCTTAAATCATAAATAGTACCAGTTCTAGTAATATTAGGCTGTGCTGGTGTTGTAGCATATTGCCCTTGTAATATTTGAACTGTTATTTGCCTATTAGTTAGGTCTAATCTACATATGACAGAATCAATTCTGCTTAATTCATTATCTGCCTCGTCTATATCTAACGTAAGTGATTCAGTGTTTTCATAACTATAGCCATTTATATTAGCATTACCTGTTGCTACACTAACAGTCATATTATCATTTGAGCTTACTGCCAAACTATTATTAAATACACCGTTGGTAAAAAATTTAGATAAAAATCTAGCAACATCAGATGCATCATAGGTCCTATCATTATTTACCGAGTTAAAAAAGCCATATTTTTGAGCCATTATTTATTACCTCCTATTCATCATCCCACGCACTTGATAGTGGATTACCAAATGTAGGATATATTGTTTTTTTACCATCTTCTATGGTTTCTTCCACTTCTATTATTCTATAAGTGGTATATACACCCCATTTTTCTTTTTTAATGTTAACCACATCTCCTAAATTCCATTTTACTTTATAATCTTGTTGGACTAATGCAGTTACCTCTAGTTGAAATGTTCCGTCAGATATTTTACCCTCACCAACCGATTGTAATTTGGCACGATACACACTATCTGATAAATCTTTGTTGCTTAATGATTTTTGATCACTGAACATCTCGTATAAATCAAATCCTGTTTTACCAGTGTCTACTGTAACTAAAATTCTATTATCTTCTTCCCCAGTGCCACCCACTAATATATAATTTGCTTTAGTCTTTTCACTTTTTACTAGTTTACCTTGCTCAATGTTATAATTGTCATCGCTAAATGAATACTCTTCATTTTCAGTTTGTCCTGAAGTTCTATCTAAACCTTTCCATACTTCAAACATATAAACTTTTGAATCAATATTTGGCACGATTCTAATTCCTATATTTGAATATTCTGATAGTTTGCATAGATAGTCATATACATTTTTATAAGTGACTTGAAAATCAATGTGTGGTGATGACATAGTGACTGTTTCAGTTTCCCACTGTGTAGTTAATGGTGTCATAGCATTTACTATAGTATTCATACCCTCAATAGTATTTCCACTAAAATTAATTTTACTTTTAACAATTCTTCTTGAGAGTAATGAAGTTAAAAAGCGACCACTTATAGTCACTTCTTCATTAGTACCATTATCACTAAACTCTATTGTTTCAATTATTCCTGCCTCAGTATAATTATTTCTCATAACTATAACGTCAGTATCTATAAACTGCATCATATAATCATTTACTGGTAGAACTATTTCAAATTCACCAGCCTCAAAATATTTTCTTCTCCATCTCAATGAAACGAAATAATCTACTACCCCAAGTAGATTTAATTCTTTATCAAAGAAAAATAATGATGAATCTTCATCACTATCAGTAGTAAGTTCACGAGATAGATTTAATATATAAATTGGTATCGTTCCAGTTTCATTATAACGATATGCAGTTATTACCATTACATTATTCTCATTATTATAAGCCAAGCCATATCTAACGCCTTCATCACCATTATCAATGTCACTCCATAATACACCATCTATCGATTGCAATATTGTACCATTGTAGCCACAAGCAATATACATACCATTAGCATATCTAGACCTAATTAGATATGCATCAGTTCCTGATTCTTGTTTTTTCCAATTTATACCATTTGTTGAAGTTAAAATCGTTCCCTTATCTCCAGTAATTACAAATTGTCCTTTGCCATATGCTATACCAACCAATTTTACTGATGTTCCCGATACTCTTCTTATCCAATTATCAAGATCTGTAGATGTAAATATTGAACCAGTTTCTCCAACTCTTACATAAATTCCATTGTAAAAATCGATGTCCATTTGGTCAAGATCTTCACTAGATTCAACAATTAATTGATGTTTTGTCCAGTTTATACCACTTGTACTTTCATAAAACCAGTTTTCAGTTTTAGTTTTTATTTTTTTTCCACCTATCGTCCTATACCAATATATACCGAGTAATGCTACAAATCTATTATTTATAAATTTGACACTATTACTAGTAATCCCATAAGCTTCACCTGTATTTATCTTAATTGGTACCCAATTAACACCATCAGTAGAACGATAAAACCAAGTATCAGCACTTGTACTACTTCCTCCTGTTATTATAAAAACACCATTACCATATACAATATTTTTGGGTTTTAAATAATCTTCATTTAATTGATATTCAGTCCAATTTTGTAAATTTTCTGATACACATACTTTTGCAGGACTCTCCGATAATAAATAGTATTTCCCATCAACATATGCAATACCTTGACCAGAGCCTAATATACCACTATCTTTTTCTATTAGTTTCATCTAACCACCTCTATACTGCCTCATAATAGTTATAATAACTAATAGTACAATCTAAGTTGGATGAACCACTATCTGCATTTGTCACATACTTATTTACACCATTAGGTGCCTGTAAGAACTTTGTCCCAAATACCAACGCATTTGTTATATTACTTTCATTTCCATTAGAATCAATATGAGTAATAGTTTTTTCATTGTTATACGTAGTAACAACTATTTGCTCGCCCAACTTTAAAGTATAATTTAGTTTCATAACTTCGTTAGTTCTGGTATTTTTTAATGATGGATTTACTACTTCACCATTTGCTATAAATGTGATAGTCAAACCATATGAAATATGCGAACTATTTTCAATTTCAATTGCAGTAGCATTATTTTGACTACCAAATTCAATACCAGTACCCGCAGGTATTTCAAGTGGAAAGCTGAATAATTTATCCCAATTTTGGAGCGTCACAATAGTTTCTTTTGAGTCCATAAAGTAAGGGCTAGGACATAATAGATTAATTGTTACATATACATAATTTGCTTTTCTTACCAGATTAACATTTTCAACATAGTAATTTATCTTTCTTTCAATATTACCTTCATAATAATAAAGTGTACCATGGTCTTTTAACGGAAATATATTATATAGTTGCTGTTTTCTAGTAATTAAATCAGCACCATCTTTAAATGCTACTACTAAATTTATATTTCTTTGATTTACTGATGTTCCTATATAAGATACACCTACACCAAAGGCACTTTTTATTGTAGCTACAGTTCCATCGTAACTATGTAATCCTGAATATGAATCTAGGTAAAAAGGAAAAGAATAACCAAATTCTAGTTTATAACCATAACTATTCTCACAAATAATTCTTTTAGTCTTTGAATAATAAGCCATTATCTAACTCCTCCGTATTTTAATTTATATAATTCATACTCTTGTCTTAATAATCTTACATTTTCTGATGGAGATGTATATTTAGAATTATTATTAATAATAGCAGTAAACTCACCACCACTATCATTATTTTTTGCACTATTTTGATTTTGTTTTTCTAATAGTAAACTATTGGCATTAGGATTAATCATTGGATTTAATGAATTTTTTACACCGTAGTTAAGCGTTTTCATCGCTTTAGTAGTATTACCTAATATATCGTTAAATGATAACTTATCAGCCATGTTTTGAGCCATTCTTTCAGTTGCATTTTCTAATAGATAACTGGATTTGCTTATTCCTTTAGTCATTCCTTTAATCATATCAGGCATCCATGTTTCATAATCGTGAAGAGGACCAATATCAGGTCTAGAAAAATGTAAGAATTTTTTAATTTTATCAGCAACACTTTTTGCTGCATCTCCAACTTTTCCCATCATTTTCTTAATACCATCGACAAATCCTTGTATCATGTCTTTTCCCCAGTCTGAAGCTATAGAACCTAGATTTCCAAGTTTATCTTTTATAGCACTAATTATTTGCTGCATCCATTCACCAATTTTATCGTAGCAAGTCATTATACCCTGTCCAAGTGCTAAAAGTACTTTACCCCCAGCTTCGTATATTTTTGGCAGATTTTTGATTATAGCCTCTACTATCTTTATTATGATTTCAGGTATTTTTTCCATCAGTTTTTCAATAGTATCAGGATCTGTTAAACCATCAACTAATCCTATTACAAGTTGTATTCCTGCATCAATAAGCAAATCAATGTTATCAATTATTGTATCTACTATATTTAAAATACAATTAATTATCTGAGGTATCAAAGCAGGTAACATCTCACTAAGTGAAATTGCTAATTGTGAAATAACTTGTAAAAGAGTATTTATCAAAGTGGGAAGATTGGTAAGTAATAAATTTGCTATATTTTTAATTAAATTAACTATGACTGGTGTTAATTTTGGAAGTAATTCAGGAATCATTTGAATAATCTTTTCAAGCATTTGACTTATAACGGGTATGTATTTATCTGACATTTCAGTTAAATGAGTTGCAACATTAGTAGCAAATGTTTCTAGTTGTGAAAACATTGTATTCATTTGTTCACTTATATCTTCACCTTTAACCATATTTTTAATCATGTCTTTTGCAGCATTCATAACCGGCGTTATACCTTCTAAAAGTGGTGTCATTATTTCAGCACCAATTCTAGACATTGCCGATTTTAAATTAGCAAGTGAAGAGGTAAATGTTTCTCCTGATTTTTGAGCAGCACCCCCAAGACCTTGCTCCATCGCTTTAGAAAACTCAGCAAATCCTATCTTGCCAGCACTTACTAACTCTCTAACCTTTTCGGTAGATTTACCAGTTGAATCTGCTAACATTTGTAAGACTGGAATACCGCTGTCTGATAACTGGTTTAACTCTTCGCCGCTTATTTTCCCGTTTGCTGCTATTTTATTAAATATTGACCCCATGTCTTCCATAGAGCGACCTGAAACCTGAGATGCATCAGCTACGAGTTTTAGTGTGTTTGTCATTTCATCTCCCTCTTTAATACCGGCAGCGAATAGTCCACTTGCAACTGTAGCAGCACTATCCATAGAAAAAGCAGTTCCGTCAACAGAATCACTTACATTTTTCATTATTTCATCAAGTTGTTCTGCAGAATCAACAAATGTAGACATTTTAGCCTTAGCATTTTCGAGATTTAATGCTCGATTGATTCCACCAGAAATAAACAAATTATCTATTACGCTAGAAACACTTTTAATTTTGCTTACTATATTATCAAATACTCTAATAATTGCTTCACTAGTAAGGTTAGCTTTGATTAAATCTCCCACTTTTAGAGCAGATTTACCTACTTTTTCAATTTCTTCAGTTACTGGTGTTAAATCGCCATTTTTAGTATTATTTATCTCTTTATTCATCTTAACTAGATTACTTTCAGTTTTAGCTATTTCAATTGATAAATTATTATACTTTTGCTTTTGTTCATCAGTTAGTTTTGAATATTCGCCCATTTGTGCTTGAGCAGTTTTTAATTGTTTTAATCTTTCAACAGTAGCACTTATGTTTTGAGTCAATAGTTTTTGCTTAGTAGCAAGTGCATCAGTATTAGTAGGATCGATTTTTAATGCTCGATTCAATTCCTTTAATCCTGAATTAGTTGAATAGACTACATTATTGACATTTTTTAATGATTCTTCTAATTTTGAAGTATTACCACCAATATCAATTGTAATTCCTTTTATACTAGCCATAGTTTCACCTCCTTATAAATACTAAAAAAACTACTCTAGAGTAGTAATGAGTAGTCTTTTTACTACTCATAAGAGTAGTATTTAATTAAACTGATTGTTCATATACGGATTCAAAGAAACTGGCATAAACAGATTTATTATCAGCAGTTTCTTCCATGAACACTTTAATTTTATTATCACTAATTCTTGCAGTAGCAGTAATATTTAAAGTATCAGTTGTCGGTTCTTTAGATGTCTCAATTGTTTGACCTGCAGTTGATGGTCTTTGAGCAGATACATTATAGAACCAAAACTTACGATTTGATTTATCTCCATTGATTTGGAATCCTAATGCAAAATCAGATATAGTATCATCAGTGCTTTCTATTAATGCACCATTTGAATCAGTTTTTTCACCAAGAATTTGTGTTCTAAATTCATCATTTATCATTGCTATTTCTAATGAACCACTATATCCCTGATTGGCAAATTCACTAAAATATTTAGTGTTATCACCATAAAAATCTGCACTTTCTCCTTCAGGATCTAGTGTTAGATTTACTGCACCGGGCAATTTGAATGGTGTATCATAAGTCACACCAGCACTTGAATTTGCAGTTATTTTAGCAATGTAAACATTACTTAATCCAAACTTTACTTTATTAGCCATATTTTTACCTCCTATATTTCATAAAAAATATGATAAATTTTTTCATCTTCATCCCATACATCATCAGATTTATCATATGGAATACTAGTTATTTCTAATAATTCTTCAATAGTTTTTTCTAATGCAATATCTTTCTTCTCTGTAATAAGTTCTATTTCAAAGTTGTAAGGTCTATAATATGTCTTGCCGTCTGCTTTAAATGTTTCAGGACTAGACTCACGATATGCTATAAATGGCGGTGTTACATTTTGTGACACTTCGAAGTGGTTATATGCCACCGGTATGTTCAAAGTTTTTAACAAGTCATAAATATTTTTATGTTCCATTTAGTGTCCAACCTTTCCGATGGCATTCGTGATATTTTTTACATATTCTGATATGCATTGTTCTTCTACTGGTTTTATGTGTGTTATAGGTTTAACATAACCACCATTTCTTTTTAAGTGACCTTTTTCAAGTAAGTGAGTTAACTGATAGTCAGTTCTATTGTGTATAATACAATGAACTTCACCTCTTTTAATCTCTTTTTTTACACTCCAACCTTTAGCATATCTTCCACGATTAGCAGATGCTCTTTTATTTTTTGGTGAAGTAGATTTAAGTGTCTTAACACCTTCTTTTGCAATTTTTACTGCTTCATCTTGGATTATTGTTTGAATATCATCACCATAACCACGTAGAATATCATTTATATCTAGAATAGAAGAATTAGCCATTTACACCTATTTTTTTAGAGCATACTAAAACGATATCAAACTTGTTTTTAGGAGCTATTGTCCTGAGAACTTGATACCGTTCATTATTCCACTCTAATTCACTTTCTCCATTGTAATTTAATTTTTTAATAACAAATTCACAATTTGGAGTAAGTCCAACCTCAATAGCACTATAATATTCTCCAGTCTTTACGCTTTGCTTTTTGGCATAACATTTTTGCTTAGTCTCGGATGATGGAAGATAGTTTCCTATATCATCCATACCTTTGACTTGTTTTATTAAATAAATTATTTCACTATAATTCATTTGATTCCTCAATGTATTCGGTTATATGTCTTAAAGTATCTTTTTGAAGAGCATATGAATTTGAATACAATTCAGCATTAGAAATATCTAACAAACTTAAAACATAAGTAATTATTGCAGTCTCTATTAAACTATCGGGTCTATTAATAAAAGTATCGACTATGCCGATACTTTTAAGGTCTAATTTAGCTGATTCAATCCATGTTTCTATAGTTGAATCAAATTCACTATGATTTATACCTTGTATTTTTTTAATTTGTTCTAGCATAGTCTTAACCTCTCTTTAATTAAACTGTTTTTGTAGAATCAGTTTGTGCAGCAGGTTTAGTTACTAAAGTAAATGCCTTATCAGCAACAATACCTAATCCAACATATTCACGTCCTAGAATTTCAACTAAATCTTCTTTTTTACGTGTTAACTCATCAAATTTGATATTAATTTCTTCACCATTAGGAAAATTAGCAATTGTTCCTTGATTATAATCACCAACAATCATATAAACAGCTCCTGCATCTGCACTGTCATATGCTGGTAATGTGTTATTAAATTTAACATCAAATCCTTCAAAAATATCTACACCATAATTGTTGGCATATTGTACTTCTTTAAATTTAGCATAAGTTAACTTATTCATAGTAACTACTGGATTAGTAGCTTCATCACTTAAATTAGCATATGCTTTAGCAACTGTTGATGCACTTGGTTCAATTGCTATTTTTACCGCACTTGGACTAGCTGCAGTTGCAGTCTGTGGAAGTGCAGCAATTTTTGCAACTAATAAATCTGCTGCTTTTTTAACAATTTTATATGTTAATTCATCATAAATATATTTTAAGAATGCTTCTCCTCTTAAATCCATTACTTCATCAGATATAGATATCCATTTTTTGATTGAAGCAGGAGTAATTGTTGCAATACCTTCACTTAGTGTTTCTTCAGCAACTGCAGCACTACCTTCTGTGTGAACAACAGCATCTCCTCCACTTATTTCAAATTGAACTTTTAAATTACCTTTAATATAAGTCTTTTTTACTAATGACATAATATCTGACTTATCCCAAGCAGTTTTTACTTCATCTAAAACGAAATCTGGCACTGCAATAGTTCCACCAGTTACATTTTCAGATAGCAATGATCTTAATTCTTCATCTTTACCTGTTTTTACATATTCAGCATAAGCATCAATGTATTCTTTTGAATTTCTTAATTCTTTTTCGTTTTTCATTTTTCTTTCCTCTCTTTCAATTACTTTTGATTTTTCTTCAGTTATTTTTTTTGAAGTTATTTCATCTTTTTCGTGACTCTCAATTTGTTTTCTTTCCTCATTTAGAGCATCTAATTCTGCTTCAAGTTTTTCAACTTGTTCAACATTCTCTGCAGATTCTACTTCTTTACGAATTTCAACTTTACGAGTTTCAATTTCTTCTTTTCTTGTCATTATTGACCTCCTATTCTTTTTTGAACTCTTTAGGGCTGTATCTTTCCCACTATGGCTCTCCAGCCTTTATTAAAATGACTTAGTTAGTATCCACCAACAAAAAAAAGAACTCTCCAGTTCCTTTTTCATAATCATATTAACCTAATTTAGCAATTAATTTCTCTTTTGCATCTTTCAGTTTTTTTTGCGTTTCATATTGCTTTCTTAACTCTGCTCTTCTTTCTAAAAAATCATCATTCTTGCTTGCAATACTTACATCAGTTGCATTATAAAATGGTTGATCTACAACTGACACATCAAATAACTTACCAATTTTAGTTATTGTTCTAGTGTCTGTTTCATAATCATATTCATCTTCTTCCACTGTAAATGCAAATGATTGTTTATCTATCAACCCACTTTTTATTGCATTAAATATATTTTTATGTTCTGTTATATCATCTTGCAAAACAGCATCCATAAATAAACCTTTTTCATCTCTATTTAATTTTAACGAACCATTTCTTGTTCTTGCAAGAACCATAAATGAATCATTATGATTGTATCTTAATACTACATCATCCATCTTTGCATTATCTAATGCATTTTTAGATATAACTTCAGTATACCCATAAGTTTCAGGGCTATTGAAAACTACTGCATATCCTTTTATTTCCATTTTTTCATCTTCAGTAGTTTCTGCTCTAAATTGGATATCTAATTTTCTAATTTCTTTTTCTTTCATTTTTAACATATCCTTCCTTCAAAATAAAAACACTCTTTCAAGTGTTTTCATTCATCTTCTTCTATTCCAATAATATATTCAAAATCATCACATAGCTCAATTGCGTAATCATATATATCATCTGTATCGGTAATATTATTATTAACTATATAGTCATACATTTTTTGCATATCTTCTTCAGTATCAAGTAAACCCATGATTCCTGAAATGTCATTATTTTCGTAATCAAAAGTATATTCTTTTAATTTTTTTCTTAAGTTTTCTTCTATAGCACTCATTTTAATGTTTTCTCCTTCCTATAACATTAAAGTCATCATAGTCATTATACTTAAAAATGTATTCTTTGTCCCCAATTATTTGAGAATTTTTTCCTTTTTTCCATTTTTTAGGGTTAGAATTTATTAAATGTGCCAATTTCCCATATTCCTTTTTACTTATTTTACCTGTTGCATTACCGCTGGAAGTGAATTTTCCATGTTTATCATGATATGGATTACCTTTATATTCATTATCATTTTTGATATCATTTTCATTCTTAGTATCATTATCATTTTTAGAATCATCATCGCCATTTTGATAATCATTAGCAATATCACTATCAATATGATTTAAATCTTGCATTATCTTGTCACCATCGACACGAGGTGATAAATTAAATACTTCTCTTAATTCATTGATTGTCATTATATTGTTTGCATATCTTAATAAATTAATTTTAGTATTATTAGATACATATTGAAGTCTATTACTTTCAAACACTATTTCATTTCCAAAATATTTTTCAGTTGGAGTGAAGATTTTGTTAGTAAATTCTAAACTCATTTGTAAACTTATTGGTTCTAATACAGATTCGTAAAAAGCATCCCATTCATCTTCTGAATATTTAGATTGAATAATATTTTCGTTAAGTCCATAATAAGAAAGAATTTTATTATCAATACTTTTAATTTGACTATCATCTGCAGTTTTCGGTTCAATTTTTACTGGTGTAAAATCAGTAGTTGCATCTAATCCACCGATTCCACTTTCACCTGCATTATCAATAAAGTCTTCTACAAATTGATCACGCATTCTCTTGACATCTTCTGGCTTTAACATAGATTTAGTTGATTTAACAATTCCTTTTATAGATTGAGTAGTTTTTATAGCATTAATTATACCTTCATCTAAAATATGTTTTATGGACAATGTTTTAGTTATTGGTATAGTTGATCCTCCAGTTATTCCACTCTCAGTTATAAATCGAGTTAAATGAATGCAACTATCGTATGGCACAAAGCGTTCCTTGGAATATCCAAATCTAAATTTTATCCATATTTTATTATCATATTCATACAACCTTCCATCGCTAAAATCCAATGGATATAATCCTGTGACTTTTAAATTCTCATCTCTTTGGATATAAACAAAACTATCATTATATAAATATAAATTATAAATAATTGCATAATAAAAACGAAATGCGTTTTGCAATTCATTTGGTTGCTTTGATAATAATTTATATAAGTTATCATTAAGACTTTCAAATTTATTGGCAAAGTTCCTAATGTGTTTTGGATGCATTTTTGCACCATTTCTTGCGATAGCATCTACACATGCCCTTACATCAATATCATTTTTAAAGTCTCCATTATACTTAGTAAATATAGCTTTTGTTCCATCCAAAATTGTAAATTCACTTGCTTTTTGTGGAATTGGGCTACTTTGATTATTTCCAAATATCTTACTAAATAAACTTCTTTTTGCCATCACTTTACCTCCTCACCAATATAATCCAAATATTCTTGTTTTTTATTTATATAAATGACATATGCATCCATCATACTTGATGCACCATCAATTCTTTGAGTTGCTTTTTCTTTTGATAACATTATATTTTCGTTATCATCCATTTTTACAACTACATTTGATAGATTCCATTTTAAAATTGGATTATTATTGTAATTTATTTTTTTATCCATTAAATCTGCTTTCATTTGTTTTAAAGGAGCTGACTCTGTTTTATATCCTTGTCTTACTTCCACCATATCAAAGCCTTCTGTTTTCATTTCATCGCACCAAAAATTGGCATTCCAACTATCATAGCCTATCCATAATGGTCTTAAATCATATTCATTGACTTGTTCTTTAAACCAATTAGTAATATCATGATAATCTATTTTTGAATCACCACTTAATCTAAGATAGCCTGCATTTAACCATTTATCATATGGTATCTTATCTTCAGTCACTTTTTTTTCTAAAAAATTGGTTGGAATCCAATACATCTGTTTTATTCTTATTTTTCCTTTTACAACACCTAGAATTGTTGCACAAGTTAAATCTGTAGTACTAGATAAATCACATCCACCAATACAATAGCAATCTTTCCAATCAGAATATATTTCTTCATTATTTAAATCTTCAAATGTCAACCAAGCATTTCTAGAATTTTGTCTAACATTGAAATCCTTGCATAATAAATTAACTAATTCAATAGGATTAGCTTTAGCTCTTTGAACTTTTTCTCTTAATGCTCTTATTGATTTAATTGTACCTAATGCAGGATTTGCTTTATACCATGATTCTTCATTAACCCACTCTTTTTCATCATCTAATTCATAAATAACTGGTAATAATACATCATCAGATATTGTTCCATTTATAACTTGACTAGCATAATCATACTCAATGTCAAATACATTCTGTCTTATAGTTCCCATTGTGCTTGTTTCTAACAATAGCGGTTGCTGTCTTGCACTCATTGAATCATACATTACATCAAGTAGATTTTTATCTTTCCAAGCATGAACCTCATCAGCAATTACTAAATGACTATTCAGTCCATCTAATGAATTAGAATCACTTGCAAGTGCTCTAAATGTAGAATCGGTTGCATCATAATATATTCCACCAATCAAACATCTAATTCTTTTTGCTAAAGCAGATGACTTATTTATCATTTTCTTTGATTCTTCCCAAACAATTTTAGATTGATCACGTTTTGTTGCGACTGAATATATCTCTGCTCCACCCTCACCATCTTTTGTAAGCATAAAATTAGCTATTGCAGAATCTAAAACTGACTTACCATTTTTTCTTGCTACAAATAGTATTGCCTTTTTATATCTTCTAAAACCTGTATCTTTATCTACAAATCCAAATAAAGCTTGCAAGAAAGCCTTTTGAAATAATTCTAATTTCAATCTTTGACCATTCCATTGACCTTTAGATTGCCTACAATATTTTTCAATAAAATGAATACATCTCAAACTTTTTCTCTCATCAAAAATATATGTATGGTTTTCAGTTTCTCCAGTTTCTTGATTAATAAAAGACACTTTATTAGGTGTCTTAATATCATCAACTAATTTTTTATATATAGTCTTTACTTTTTTGCATACTTTATTTGGATTATTCTTAATCCAGTTATAATACTCTTCTATATATGTCATAATTCATCATTATCAAAATCGTCAAAACCATCTATATCTTCCTTTGGTAAGAGTTCATTTATTTGCTTAACTGTTGATTGATAATTTTTAATCATAGCATTATATTGATTCAGTGCTGGATTAGCCCTCTCTATACTATACTTACCTTGTGACATCTCCGTTACTACACCTTTTTCTTGAAGTTCCTTTTTTAATTTAGTTAAAGTTTTTTTCATGAATTCCAATTCTTTAATTAATGTAAGTCCAAGCATTCCTTTTTCACTACTCATTTCATTAAAGATTTTTTTCAAATTCTTAAAACTAATTGGTTTGATTTTGTCCATTTTATCACCTTTTTCTCGAAACATGGGGGGTTATGCACAAATCTGCACATTTTTCGAAGGCTCTCGCCTCGGTTTCTCAAATAAGCCATTAAGAACCCCAACTAGGGGGGATTTAATTCTTTATAACTAGATTTCCGTTTTCATCAAACATATAATCTTTTCTAACCGATACGTCTTGATGATGTTCCAACTCATGGCACTCTTTACATAAGCCCTCCAAATTATTTTCATTCAAAGTAATATTGTCATTATACACATTATAATCATTTAAATGCTCTTTGTGATGTACTATTCCAATTCTCCTTTTTTCTTTTGGAATCCACTCACTTAATCCGTCAACATATACAGGCTTATGACATCTATTACATAATAAGTTTTGTTTTATCCAAACATTTTTCCTGACAATCTTCCACGATTTTGAATTATAAAATTCTTTTCTTATTCCATAACTCACTTTGTTTCCTTCTTTGAATTTCCATTTTTCTTTATTACTACTTCTTTAGTATCATTTAGTTTAGCATTCTCTATTTTATTTTCGTTAAATACTTCTAAAATTTCACATACTCCTGCTTTAACTAATACATCTGCTCTTTCTTTAGATACTATTCTTTCATAGTTCTTATCATCTGAATTATTAGTTATTTTAATGTTTAACTCAGTGTCGTTATATGTTTCAATACATCTTACTTTTGCTTCCATCTTATTCTCCTCCTATAGTAATAATCTATCTATATCTTCTTGAGTTGCAGTTCTAGTTCCATCATCTGATGAACTTTCTACACTAGATAGTAGTATATTTAATAAACTTACAAAGGACATTTCTTTCATGTCACTCATTGTAATATTTAATCTTTTTGCAAGAGCCATAATTTCATATTCATCTATTGGTTCATTATTTTGTGAATTGTTGGGGATTTGTTTTATTTCCCCCTGATATGGGTGTAACTGCTAAATCAATAACTTCATCAACCCATTTTGTTTCATCAAACATTTTTTCAATGTTCTTTAAGAATTCCTCAAATGAACCTACTTGATTATTATCAGCTTCTACTATCATTACATACGTTATCTGTAGTAATATCTCTAAGAAGTCATCTATTATTGCTAATATGTCGTCATTATCTTCTCTTAAATCTTTTATTTTATTGATATCTTGCATTAACTTTCTACCAGTCATATCACGATATTTAAACTGCGTTAATGCACTCGATTGTATAGTGTAATCTTTTCCACCAATATTTATTATTTTTTTCATTATTACCTTCCTTTCTTTCGTTTAAAAAGAGTTTATATCTAAAAATTAAATTATAATTACAAAATTAGAACTACAATGAGTAGTTCTAAATAAATCCAAGTTATAAGTGCTAAAGAATTATTGGTATTATCTGCATCATATTTTTTAGCACTATAAAACATGAATAATATATTAATCATTACTAACACTATTTTAATAACTGTATGCATTGATTCACCTTCTCAAAAATAAAAAGAACTCTTACAAAGTTCTTTCACGATATTACTATCTCACAAAAAACGGCTCATATCGGTTCATTATACATTTCTCTTCTTTTTATAGCGGCTATATATCCTCTTACACTGACTCATTGAATAATTAACTTTGCTAGATATTTGGTACCAAGTATAATTTTTAGTATCTATCTCTTTATAATAAATTATCAATTGTTCTATCTTATCATATTTTTTTAATATTTTTAACTCATTATCTATCCAATCCATGTTATTTTTTATTTTTTCCTGAATTATCTGAATATGAAAATCCAATTGATTCATTTCTTTTAAAATTTGATATTCTAACATCTTGTCTACTACTTTGCCACCATCAACAATTATTTTATCATACGATGTACTATGCAATCCCACTATTGACTCTAATGATTCCTTTTCGTTTAATAATTTATTTAATTGATTAGTTAAACGTTCAACCTCATAATTTACTTCTCTTAATGTCATACCAACCTCCACTTATTCTTATCTTCCTAAATAAAACTCTCTACATTCTTTATTTTTAAAAGCATCTGATGGTGTCATTACCTTACAACTGTTAATTTTGTAGGTGCCTAAGATGTATCCCATTCCAATTCCTATCATTAATATACCTATTGTTCCTATTACATAAGTTAAAGCATTATTAATCTTCATTATTTATCAACTCCTACAATTCTTCTTTTACTATTTCATAATCATCAGTTAAATAATATTTTCTAAGTAATATTTGTAAATTTGGATTTACTAATCTTCTCATATTTTTACTATGACAACCTTTACTTTCTTTATCCAATTTAACATCTATTTCTATTGCTTGGAAAAGAGTTCTAAATTCATCAGTATACACTTCATGAATATATCTAATTTTCTTTTTCATCTGATACTCCTATTATTTCTTTGTATTTTTGTAAAACTTGTTTAAAAATGTTTTGTCTTAAACCACCATCCCTATATATTTTTTTACTTTCATCTTCTAGCCATGACATAAACTCTTTTTGTTGATCTTTTGATTTTTGATTTTCCTTTGATAATTTAAGAATCAAAGCGTTTATTTTAAAGCAGTCAGTTGTTGGTATGTTTGAAAGTGCTAGTAGCCATTGTATTTTTATAAACTCTTCACTATTAGTTATCATTTACTCATCACCATTTACTAATATTTCCAACATTTTGTTATATTTTTCAAACAAATCATTCAAAGATATACAATGATTTTTAAACAATGAAATATTTGTATAATACAATTCTATTAATTTAAAACATATTTCTTCCACATTCATTCTGACACCTCTTTTAAATAACTATTTATATATTTCTCTATTATTAAACAATCACAACCGTCCTCAAAATGACCATCATTAAAACATTTTTTAATATTATCAATAACTTCTTTTTGCTCTTGGGTTTGTCTTTTTAACCTTTGTTCTCCTCTTAATAAAGTAAAACTGGCACTTTCAAAATCTGTAAATTTAATATTATCTAACCCACCAAGATGAACAACTTGTGTTCCATCTTCTAAAGTTTCTTCCATATTATCAAACTTATGTTGATATACATTATCTATGAATTTTTCTGCTTCTTCTAAATTAAATTCTTTATTCATCACTATCACCTCTAAATTTCAAACCAATTTCCTTGACTGTCTTGTAAACATTTAGCACCACAATACTTGCATATTCCATAATTATTGCAACCATCATTACCTAATACTTCACAGTTATGCCACTTTAAATACTTATCACACCAAAATGCTATACTTAAAATTAATTTTTTAATCATTTTATTCCTCTTTTAATATATTTTCAAGGACTTGAGTTTGTAATCCATCTAAACCACGATAATGTGTTCCATTTGACCATCGTTGTATTCCTCTTGCATGAAGATATTTATTTGCTTTATCAATAACCTCTTTCTGATTTTTACATTTACTTTCTAAATAATCTATATAGTTAAATATTGCCTTAGCTTCTTCTAATTCTAACGGATATTCATTATGTACCCTATCATCTTGATGATACAAGACCTCATAAGTTGTTGGATTCTCTATAAAAAATTTTATTTCTGGAAATTTATCACTTATTTTCATATTCTTACCTTCTTTCTTTTTTAATTAGAATAATATTCACATATAAATTTTGTATCACAATTTGTACAAGTAGCTTCTATCCTTTCATCAGTTTCTATATCATCCATTTCAACAATTGCATTACAAACTGGACAATTAACTTCAGCATTTACAATAGTGATTTGATTTATATTTGTTTCTTCGATTTCTACGAATGGAACAAAGTCTGGACATTTCTTTAACGGTGCAGTTATACCTCTGATAGAGCAATTGATCTTTCCATCAAGTAACTGACTATCGGCATAAGCACATTTACCTAATTCACACTTGCACATATTAACCTTCCTCCAACTTTCCAAATTGCTTTTCATATAAATCCACTTCATCTAATTCTATTAGTAACTCTTTAACTTCTTTTTCAGATAGAATAACTAATTCATTAATATCTTCATAACCAGTATCTAAAGCCTTGCTTGTATATCTTAAGTACGTTCCTTTAGCAGTTTTTAAAATTTCTGCTTCATACCAAACATAATAGTTGCTGAAGGAACCGTATTTTAAAATCCTACGACAATATTTAAGTAATAATTCACATTTGTCTGTATCATAAATTTTATTATTTATTATCTTTTTCATTTCTTCCCTCCAAATATTTTGCTAATCTTGGATCTGAATCAGTTATTACCCTTAATGCATTTTGAAAATTACTGTAATTTATTTTATTTTGTTTTTTCAAATTTAGATATTTAATTGTAAGTATTCCTGAATATAGTATTAATAATTCTATAATAATTACCTGTTCCATATACCCTCCTAAAATCCATATATTTGATGCAATAGAACCTGATATTATATTGCATCATATATTTTATCGTTTTTCCTATATTTCATAAGGCTACAAGCCTTATTTATGTTATTAAATAGTTTTATTCATTTTTTACTATTTTTTTCACGTTCTATAAGCCACTCTGGTATAAATATATATCCATTCTTTTTAAGTTCTTCTACACTTTGACCATCACATAAATCAACCCACTCTTTATTCTCTTGATATGATTTAATGCCTCTATCCTTGATATATTGATTTTTATCAAAAACCTTCTCTAGTTTATTCATAAGTATCATCTTCACGTACTAATTCAGCTAATTCTGTTAGATCAACAACACTTTTGAACATTTGCTCTATTCTTTGTAACTTTAACTCTCTTTTAATTAGGAACTCAATTTGTTCTTCTGTTAAACTATCGTTTCTAGAACTAAATGCATGTTTAGGTGTAGATTTTTCTCTATTCGGAATCTGCTTATCATATGAAATATCTTCTTCAATCGTTAATTTATAATTATCAGTAATTTCTTTTAATAATAAATCTATAAACTCCTTTTTTTGAATTTTTTTCATATTCTTAAAACTTTCTATTAAAATATTTTTTTCTATCATTTTTCCTCCTAAAACTTTATATTTCTTAATTTCAATTCTTTTTCATTATTTGTTAATTTAGTATAAATCCTAGCTGTTTCAATGGAACTATGTCCAAGTATGTCAGCAAGTCCAGCAATGTCGCTAGGGTAAGTTTCTAAGTAACATCTAGCGAAATAATGTCTAAACGCATGTGGATGTACATGTTCCTTATTAACTCGTGCCATACCAGCTAATTTTTTCAATCTACGATAAATGGTAGAATGTGCATAAGATTTTTTAGTATCAGGATTAAATATTATTAGCCCTGATTTAATCTTATGATTTCTACAATACTTTCTTAGTAATCTCAACAAATCTAACTTAACTGATATTTCTCTTTCCTTGCCTTTGTTCCTGATAGACATTGTTTTATCTATTGCCTCAACTTTAAAGAATTCCAATTCTGATATGCGAATTCCAGTTTCACCTAAAATTCTTAGAATTAAATAATTATCTTCTTGGCCACGTTTTTTAGCCATTCTAAGTAGCCGATGGTAGTCCGATTTACTCAAAGAATATTCAAGTGAAAATCTTTTTTGCTGTTTAATTATTTTCACACACAAGTCTTTTCTATCAATAAACTTAAAGAACTTATTTAGTATTATTAAATAACCATTAGTAGTATTAGCTAAGAACTCATCAACGGTATCTAATTTATTTTTAAATTCTTTAACGGTTTTTTTATTTAATTCTTTACCTTTTGTATATTCTATAAAAGAATTTATATTAGCTTTATATTTCTTGATGGTAGCTTTTGATTTCTCTTCGTCTTCCATCTTCTCAATAAATTCTTCTAATTTTTCTTCTAAATCCATCTTTACCAACTCCCAATTAAATTTTGAAATCAAACTCAGCAAGCACAAACTCATTTCAATTTTTTACCGAAGGAGGCGATGAAATAATGAAGTTAGATTAAAATACAATAAGTACAACTTGCTTTTTAAATAAAATTACTTATTATAAGAATTAATTATTTCTGTTTCTATTTCTTTTCTTAGATTTCCAACTATTGGATGTACTATGTCATAATACTTGTCATTAGATCCTTTATAATTTGGAAAAGCTATAAATAAGCCATTATTACCTTGAATTAATTTTAAATTATGAATTGCTAAGCTATCATCCAAGATAATCGTAGCAAAAGCCTTTAGATTCTCTTGATTATCAATTTTCTTCAAATTTACACTAGTTACTTTCATTTTTGATTTCTTCCCTTCTTAAATACTTTTTTGCATTTTTTGAACTTGATAAAATTTTAACTTTTTCATTTAGTTTTACTAAAGAAGCTTGAAGTACTTCTTTTTCTTCTTTATTTTTCTTCAATTCTTTGCGTAAATTAATAACTTCTTTAGCAAGAATGGTATTATCAGTATTTCTTTGATTAAAATCAGAAGTTAACTTTGATATATTCTCGTTTAGATTAGATATCTCACTAGATAATACTTGATTATCTTCTTTTAATTTATTATTGTACTTTGTAAGTCCTCCTAAACGAGCAGACCACTGCTTAACTAATTTTTCTTTATCTTCTATTAGTGCTTCTAAGTTTTTATTTTTTAAAATCAAGGTGTTATTTGATGCTATCAAATCTTCATTTGTTAATTTTAACTCTTCTGTTTTATTTTTAGATAGTTCATCTATTTTAGAATTTATTTCTTCTAAAATTGCATCTCTTAAATCAATCTCTTTTCTTTCACTTTCATTTATTTTTTTTTGCAATTCCTCATATTCCTTATTTCTTAAAATTTTCATATTATTTCTATTTCCTCCTCTTTATTCTCTTCTCTTTTTATTAATGAGCTAATTGCCATAAGCAACCATTTATTTTCATTCTCTAGCCTCGCGTTTTCAGCGGTTAGGTCTCTGTTTTGATTAATTAGCCCTTTCTTATCATTTGTAACACTAGCCATAAATTTATCAAAAGGTATCTGTAAATAATGTTCTGCAACGTATACATGATCATCCATACTAACTATTCCTCCATTTATTTTGATAATTTTTATTTGTACCAACCTCATCAAATCTTTGGTTTTTAGGATTATATTCAAGTGTTAATATTCCAGTTTGGCCATTACGATTCTTTCCAATAATTACTTCTATTTCTTCAATATCCGAGTGAATACCCTTGTAGTAATTTTCATTGTGCAACATTAATACTGTAGTAGCAGACTGTTCTAATTCACCAGTATCTTTTAGATCACTGATTCTAGGTCTTTTATCCTTATCCTTTTCAGAATTTCTATTTATCTGTGCAGCTAAGAATATAGTACAGTTGTAGTCTAGTGATATTTGCCTTAATTCTTTAACAATTGCTGTCATTTTTTCGTAAAGGGATATACTCTTTTCATTTGAGCCGATAAGTCCAGCATAATCAATAAATGCTAATGTGTGACCATTTTTACTTTCTTCAATAATTCTCTTACGAATACTAGCAATTGTTTGGCTTCTACTAATTACTTTGATGTTTTTACTAGCTATTTCAGTAGCACCTTCTAATAACATTTCCTTCTGATAATCAGTAGCTGGATTATCATGATACTCAATTGGAATTTTTGTATTTATTCCAACAAGTCTTTGATAAATCTGTTTATCAGCCATTTCCATACTAAATAAAATGCAATTATAATCATTAGCCAAGTCTTCTAATAAATTTAATAAGAAACCAGTCTTACCTGTACCGGGGCGTCCAGCAATAATAACTAGGTCATGTTCCTGAATATTCGAATATTTAGCCAATTTATTAAACCTGAATTTAATGTTTTTATTTTTAGAATTTATTAGTTTAAATATCTCATTACTTGTTAGTTTATTTGCTGAAGATTTAATTGTTAAAGCTTCAAACTTATGAATATCTGCAAGTAATTCATCTTGAGTTATTTTACTGTTTTTGAACTTATCTATCGAGCCTAGGATTAGTCTATTTACATATTTCTCAAATAAAACTTCTTGATTATACTCAAAGTCAGTTCCCATGGCATCAGTACTAATCTTGACTACCTTTGATAAGATTCTATCTTGTGGAAATCTCTGATTAAATAAATGCTTGTACTTTTCAAATAAACCAGTTATACTTATCGTCTTAGCATCACTATACTGCCTTTTTAAAAGTTTAAAGATAAATTGATTATCAGCATCTTCAAAGTGTTCGTCTGAGATAACTAGTTTTGCAACGTTATCAGGTTCTAAGATTAAACTACCAAGTATTTCTTCTTCAATACCTAACATCATTCTAAACACCTATAATATTTCACATCAGATATGTCCTCAAAACTTTCTTTATCTTTTCTTTGCTTAAGTCTATTCTTAACATCATTAATTGTCTTTAATCCTTGCTTATCCCACTCGTAAAGTATCTTATCTGTGTATTTAATACTATTTACTTGATTGAGAATAGTCTCATCAACTGCTAACTTCATAACTTCTTCAGAATAATTCCAAGATTTTATAAGTTCTATTTCAGCAGGAGCTAGAGTCCTACCAAATTGGTTTTGTACATATTCGCATACATTTACATTACAATTACAATTGCAATTTACATTATCATTTACATTTACATTAGGTTCTTCATTTTGAAACCTATGTTTTTTATTTTCTAAACCAGTGGTTTTTTCACGGTTTTCTTTTTCAATAACATTGGTTTTTTTATCTGATTTTTCTTCATTATCACTACTTTTTGAAGGTCTACCTCCTTTTTTGCCATCTTTTCTCCTCTTAACATTAGCATCAATTTGTGGCTTAACTAACTTAAATAATAATTTAATTTCTTTAGGTAAATTAGTCTCATCTAATTCACCAGTTAAGGCATAATCTATAATTGCCTCGTAAAAGGCTAATCTACTTTTTTCTTCCATATCTTTACCGACTTCCCTGAAACTGTCATAAAATATAAAGCTTTCTTGCATTTTTGATTTATTCCTTTCTGTTTGATTATTTTTTAATTCATTGATACTAATATAAAATTTATTGTTTAGATATTTTTTTCAAATAAGGTATGTTAATATGGTAGAAATTAACTACTTTATCCATCGGAACTAACCTACTTGGCAGTTTAGTACCATCAGATGTTATTAGCTCTGTAAGGGTGTTAAAATCAGTTCTAGCATATGCTATACACTTTCCACTGAGCAGAGCCATATCATTAGCTGTTGCCCATTGTTTATTAAGTATCTCTAACATCTCAGTAGCAGTGAGTAATTTTTTCTTTGTTCCCATTTTTATCTACCTCTTACCATATAGTTTCTAACCTCTGTATAACTACAAGTTCCACCTTTAGCTTCATCACATTTCTTTCCCCATTTTTCAAAATCATCAGCTTTATTACATAATAAATGAGCTAAAAATATAAATGTAATTATCATTACAATAATAATCATTAAATCTTTAACCCAACTTTTTAATCTCAATCTCTTTTTCATTCTTTCAAATCCTTTCTTAGTCCTGTCAGACCTTTTTTATAATGTTTAATAAATCAATTATTTCTTTCTCATTCATATTTTTTCTTCTCGTTGTTAAGTTTTCCTAACTTTTACTGTAAAAAAATAAATATATACTTCTTCTATTGGAATATTCAAAACAAATAAAATCTCTTTTATTTCATCTTGAGTAAAATAGCCAGATTTTATTTTTTTAATAAAAGTAACCTCTGACATTGAAATTTGTTCTACAAATTTTGTTTGGCTGCCATATTTCTCCACTATTTTACCCTTCAATTTTGAATAATCAAAAGTGTAACTACTTCCCATCATTTTTCCTCCCATCTATTTAGTTAGGTTTTCCTAACTTGTAATATCAGTATATAGTAAAAGTACAACAAAGTCAATAATAAAATTTAAGTTTTCTTAATTTTTGTTAAATAAAACTTAATTTTTTTATTTTAATATGCTATACTAATGTTGGAAAGGAAGTTTTGATATGGAAGAGTTTAAAGCAAGATTAAAAAAAGCAATGGATTTACGAAACATGAATGCGGCAACTCTATCAAAAAAAACAGGAATTAAGCCTCCTATGATAAGTGACTATTTAGCTGGCAAATACAAGGCAAAACAAGATAATATCTATACTTTATCAAAAACGTTGAACATAAATGAAGGATGGCTGATGGGCTATGATGTTAACATTGATAGAATACCAGATACTATTAGAAATGATGAAGATAAAATATTATTAGAAAAAATAAATTGTTTAACACAAGAACAAAAAGAAATAATAAAAAAAATGATTGATAATATGAAATAAAAACTAAATTAAACACAAAGAGGTATACAATGATTAAATATTTCAATAATAATTTAAAACATATCAGAGATATTCTCAATATTTCTCAACAACAAATAGCAGATGAAATTAAAGTTGATCGTTCATCTATTTCACGATGGGAAAAAGGAGAAATAGATACTCCACTCGAAGCGGCTATGAATATAGCAGATTATTTTAACATTAAATATGATTGTTTTTTCGGAAAAGATTTATCAAAAACAAAAAAAGACGATCTAGTAAAATATTTTAACCAACAAAATTAACTGATATATCAATTTAATTAAAAGGAAAGTTGAGGTGAATTATGAATACAAGAATCAGAACTATTAATAAAATTGGAAAAGGAAAATATATTACTACAAGTTGGAAAGTAAGCGACTATTTAATTTGTAATATCTTATATTTTATACTTATCTATCCATATTATTTGATTTTTAAATATTTATTTTATCTGCCAATAAAGTGGTGTGTTAATAAAATAATTGAATTAATCAAAAATAGACAAAAATAAAAAAGACCTCGTACCGTTAATACGAGATCAAAATGAAAAACCATAAAAGTCTGACAGGACTAAGAAACAAAATACCAATAGGATTGATATAATGCCTATGATTTTTCTATTTCATTATATCAAATCTTCTATTGGGTTGCAATAGAAAGGATGATAAAAAATGCCTGTTTATCAAAAGAAAAATAAAGAAGGAAAGATATTAAAAGATACCAAAGGAAATAGCTGGTATTATAAATGTTATTATACTGATGTTTACGGAAATAGAAAACAAAGACTTAGTAAACTATATAAGTTGAGTAAAGATGCCAAGGAAGCCGAAAGAATGTTTTTGGAAGAAGCAAACAAAGGAATTGGTAATACTACTGTTTCTGATAAAAATATAGATTTTATACAAGTTTATAATGAATGGTTATTGTATAAAAAGCAAAGGTTAAATCAACTACTTTTTATAGTGTTGTCAAACGTTCTGAATGTCACATTGTTCCATTCTTCAGAGAATACAAACTTTTTGCAATAAGAATAAATGTTGTCAATTCATGGAAAAACGAAATATTGAATTTAGATATGACCATGGGTCACAAAAATACATTAATAAGGACTTTAAAAGAAATACTAATATATGCAAGAGACTATTATAATTTTAGTAACCAAATTGTTACTACACTGCAACTATATAAAATCGAAAATGTTATCCAGAAAACTGACGCAGAAACTAACTTTTGGACTTATGATGAATTTAAAAAATTTATCAAAGTCGTTGATAATGAACTGTACTTTGTAATTTTTACTTTTTTGTATTTTACCGGCTTAAGAATTGGAGAAATGATTGCACTTACTTGGGAGGACTTAGACTTTAATAAAAAGTCTATAAAGGTCAATAAAACATACACTGACAAAGTTTTAGAAGGAAGTAATAGAATAACTACACCTAAAACAACAAATTCGATAAGATATGTTGATCTTGACGATAATTTATTACAATTACTACTAAAACATAAAGAAAAAGAAAAAAAGATATATAATTTCAAAGAAGACATGTTTATTTTTGGTAATGTAAAATACATATCACCTACTTCTTTAAAAAGATACCTATACAAATATATTAAATTAGCTGATGTAAAAAAGATAACACCACATGGCTTTAGACATTCTCATATAAGCCTATTAATTAATATAGGATGTGATAGTCGTGATGTTGCCAATCGAGTTGGTGATACAATACAAATGATAGAAAAAACTTACTATCACATGTTTCCAGAAAAGAAAAAAAATACTGTCAATCTATTAAATAATCTAAAAAAATAG